CAAAACTATAAACGTCACACAAACTTTTCGATAAAACCAGAACGTATGGATTATATCGGGACGTTTGGTTCGGGAAACGAAGTTTCCATTCCTATCAAATCGAAAGGTGATCTCTTGAGTTACGTGTGGATTGAAAATCCCAATATTAACAATAATAATCATGATAACTCTATTTTTAAATCCGCATCCGGGAATGAAACTTCACCAACTGAATTCTCTCTGTGGATTGGTGGTCAAGAAGTTACAAAATTAGATACACTTTTTATTAATACCGTACATAATACGTTATACAACGAATCTTCGGCGAAAGCGACATGTGCCGAGACTACCCAAGACGGTGGCGATAATGCTTCCACTGGGAGTTACATAATTCCATTCTTTTTCAGTGAAGATTGGACGAAATCTTTACCACTTGTCGGTCTTCAATACCACGAAGTTGAAATTAGAATTAAGTGTAGAAATGGTACATTTGATTTAAGTACTAGTACTAGACCAAAGGTATACGGTTCGTATGTGTTTGTCGACACACAAGAACGCGAATTCTTTGCAAACGGTGAACACGAACTTCTCATTACACAAACACAACACCAACCAATGTCTGTTTCCGATACGTCGATTGATTTGACCTACTTTAATCATCCAGTAAAAGCCGTTCACATAGCTGCGGGTAACGGAATAGGTGATGGTGCTACATATTACAGGTTCACAGACGCGTCTATGTTTATTAACGGTGTTCCACTCTTTGAAAATATGACACACGAATACCACAGAAACGTTGTTCCATCGAGACACTGTTCGGTTCTTAACACCACGGTCGATTCCGAACAAATATATACATGGCCATTCTGTCTTACCATGAACAAGTCCCAACCAACGGGTACCTTGAACTTTTCGAGAATCGATAACGCGAAGATAAATATTAACGGTCTATCGACTGATAATGACAACATTGATATGATTCGTGCATATGCGGTCAACTATAACATTCTCAGGATTAAGAATGGTATGGGTGGTATCGCATTTGGTAATTAATTATTACATGTATATAAGATATGAAGAAGGTGTTATATTATATATTTTCAATAATATTAATAATATATGTCGTAAATCAAAATATTGAAATAGAAGATTATTTTGAATTTAAAAGATCACATCCACGTAGTTTTCCACTTGTTAGTATAGAGGATAATTTTTTGTCACCAAATGAATGTAAAGATATAAAAGACTATATATTAAAACATGAACTATTAAATAATAACTGGGGTAAGAACGACTTTGTTATTCGTTTTAATACGAGTGAATATTCTAAAAAAATGTTTTTAGAAAAAAAAATGGAAAAAATTTATAAAATATTTGAAAGGATAAAACAACCTGGTACAAATGCATATATTGTTAATACCGCTATACTAAGTAATTCCCATAATTCAGAAGAGTATAATGATATAGAATTCCATTATGATGATACTATTGAATTAAAAGATTTTATGGGTAGAAATATATTACCTGTGTGTATAACTATACTATATATAAATATACCGGAAAACTACACAGGTGGAAACTTAATTTTAGAACCATTCGCTAATAAAAATAAAGAAAAAGTATATTATAAACCTAAACAGGGTAGAAGATTGACATTTAGGGGTGATATGCATCATTCTGTCGAACCATTTTTCTGTGATTATACTACAAAAAGAATAAGTTTGGTATTTGAACAGTATAAGATACCAGATAGGTCTATCCATGAAACTGAATTTAATATTAATGAAAGGTAAAGCGCATTGGGATTCTCTTAATTCTTACCCGAAGATCCAAAACCTCGTTCACCACGTTTTGTTTCTTTTAATTCATCAACTTCCTCAATAAGTGGTGTTTCACACTTTTCCAAAATGAGTTGGGCGATTCTATCGCCTTGTTTAATTTCGAACGGTTCACTCCCGTGATTAAACAAGATAACCTTCAATTCACCCGTATAATCCGGATCAATAACACCGGCACCCGTTTGAATACCGTGTTTTACACTTAAACCTGATCTCGGTGCAATACGACCATACACACCGTGTGGGATCGTTGCACAAATACCCGTACTTACAATACCACGTTCACATGCATTGATCGTCATGTTTTCGATACTATACAAATCGTACCCGACAGATCCAGGCGATGCGCGTGTCGGTAAAGTTGCTTCGAGAGTTAATCGTTTAATTCTAAGTGTTTCCATGTTTTTTATTATTCTAAGAGTTGTTTCTTTAAAACCATTTAAAATAGTGTAACGTATAATTAGAAATGAGTCTTAAGATTATTATGGGAAATATGTTTTCAGGAAAAACGTCCGAACTTATCCGACGTTTAAAACGGTACAAAGTTATAGGTAAACGTATTCTCGTTATAAACTCTAAAAAGGATACACGCGCTTCCGAAGACGTTTTACGCACCCACGATAATGTTCGTTTCGATTGTATAAAAACAAATAGTCTCGAAGAAGTCGATTTTTCAGACGTTGACGTTATAGCCATAGACGAAGCCCAGTTTTTTACGGGTCTTAAAACGTTTGTTGAAAAGGTTCTCGATTCGGGTAAAACGATTTTACTCGCGGGTCTCGATGGCGATTATAAACAGAGAAAGTTTGGTGAACTCATAGACTGTGTACCTCTCGCTGATAAAGTGTTTAAAATATCGGCGATGTGTATGGAGTGTATGGACGGTACACACGGACCATTTACAAAACGTATTGTTCAAAACGATGAACTCGAACTTGTTGGTGATCACGACATGTATAAAGCGGTGTGTCGAAAACACCTTTAGTTTAGAATCTATTAATATCTAGAATAAGAACAACGCGCTTTTGTTGGTCTGTTTTATCAACACTATGATACCGTGCGTGATCAAAAAGAACATCTTCACCGGGTTTATGTTGATGAATATCAAACTCCGTGGTAAGATTACTTGTTCCTTCGAGTGTTAAGTGGTACCGTAACTGTAAATTGCTTTCGGCGCGGTGTGCTGGTATAGACATTGACCCTTCCATGACCGCAATCATGGCATGATCAACACATGGTACAGTTTTTAAAAATGCGTATAGTTTCGGAAAATCGTGTATTTTATAGTAATAATAATTTTGATTATATTCAAACCATGGATCAAGGTCGTGGAAATAATACTTTTGTTTATTTTTATATAAAGTATCGTATTCATTTTTTATATCGAAAAAGTGTTTTTGTACCCGCCAAAGTCCTATAAAATCGTCTACTGAGTAATGCGGTTTATAAAAAAATAAGTCTACGAGTGAGTTTCGTATACCCACCAAAGGTCGTAAAGGTCTTTGAAAATAGAGTCTATCTATAGGGTTTTTACAATAATCGTTTAGTAATAGTATAAGTGGTATCATAAGAAACCACATTTTTTTTGTTTACCTATAATAAATGCCAGGTTATAAAGGAAAAGAATCTTACGCACCAGCACAAACACCAGAAGTTAACACATTAGAAAAGCGATTCCTCGGTTTGACTAATGTTCAAATTGGTTTATTTAGTTTACCAGCCTTTATTGCTCTTTCCTCGGTTGTATTAATCGTTCTTAACAAGAAGGCCAGATATAACCCAGCCGTTCTCGTTTCTTTGATCATAAGTTTAATACACTTGTATCACCACTACACACTCGCTAAATTACAAAATAAATAATTTTATCCAGTAATTATATATGCGCGTTCGTTTAAAAAAAAGTCCGCGTTTTGATAAAAAGTTTAGAGTTACTTTTGAAAATGGGAAAATAGTTGATTTTGGGGCGAGGGGGTACTCAGACTATACGATACACAAAAACCCTTTACGTATGCGTTCATACGTAACGCGACACGGTGGGTTTGTTCCTCATATGGTACAAAAACAAACCGACCCTAAACTGGTTCATAAAAATATGCTCGATGTGACTCGAAGTGATAAAGAAAACTGGACAAAAACAGGTTTTTTTACCGCAGGATTTTGGTCGAGATGGCTTTTATGGAGTCATCCAGAATTTGAAGGTGCGAAAAAGATTATATCTAAGAAGTTTGATTTATCTTTTCTCTAAGACCACGACGTTTAAGGTTTGCTTTTAACGCGGTCATCAAATTTGCGCGTGGGTCTCTTCTAGTTGGGACTGGTGGTGGAGGTGGAACAGATGGTGCACGTGGTACTGGTGGCGCACGTGGTACTGGTGGTGCGCGTGAAACTCGTCGAACACGTGGAGCATTTGGTTCCACGGTTTGTAAAAGTGATTTACACGTTCGTATAAGTTTTTTTGAATTTCGAACCTGAATTTCCAAAGGTGGTTGTCGCCGTCTTTGAATTTTCATCTTAAGTTCCTTTTCACTCAGAGGAACGCGTTTGCCTTTTATTTTTTTGGTTACGCGAAGACCGAGACGTTTTGCTTCATTTTTTAACAAATCTATCTTCATTTATACTATATGTATCTATTTTTTATTTAAATCTATTAACTGTATCTTTACCGACAAGTGCAGTTTGTGACAGTGAACAGCAGCAAAATAATAACATCGCTATCATTACCGGTGGTGTTTTAAAAGGCATTCGCATTATCATCATTGTACAACACGTAGAGGAAATTATACTCGTTATTTTTGAGGCAAGTGTTTGAGTTGAATATGCCATTTACTATTACATTAGAAAAAATTGTCCGTTCTATACAATTTCGCCTGAAATGAACCCGTTTGTCCTAATACCGAAACGGTTTCATTTCCATAAAGTTCGCGACACCCAATATCGTCCATACAATCGCGATTATCGATAGTCACAGGAAGTG